CATCACAATAAGCATATCCATCCCAATCTGCACAATCGCCCTTAATATTATTATTTTCATCTACCCATACTCGCCAAGTAATATTATCTCCTTTACATTCTGGACAGCACATAGTTTTTTTATCAATCATCACTCACCTCCTTAATTGCTTCTTTTACATCTGCTTGAAAGCTTTCTAAGGTATAAGTGTTATTGCCAGTAGCAATACTCTCTATTAATCCATTTAATTGTCTTAATGCTTCTTCCTGGTCAGTAAGTTCCTCTGTCATATCGAGTAAATCCCAATCAAAATCGCCTTTTCTGACTTTTGTATTGTGTAAAAAATTCTTTGTAAATCTACTTATAGTCATCATTTACATCCTTTCAAAATTTATTTCTTTTTTAAGTTTTTCTATTCCAGACAATAACTCTTTGTCTGAATCATCTGGCTCTTTACACTCTGAATATATTTCATCTGGTAGAGTTTCAAGTGCATCATATAATTGGTTGATTTCTTCTTGTGTAAATTTAATTGTTTTCATCATTCACCTCCTATAAATTTTTATGATGATGTCGCCAATATGATAAAAATTGTTCTAGTGTTTCCAGGTGTTCTGAAATCTTAGTATCTTCTTTTATGTAATGAACTCTATCAGCAATTATGTTGTCAATTTCTGTATAAGCTTTTTCAAGCTTTTGTAAATCATCTGTTAAAAAATTCTTTAATCTACTCATCATTCACCTCCTCTAATTTATTACCAATCTTTTCACAACAAGGCATACAAAACCAATCATACAAATCAATATTTGGATTTTGGCTCTGCCATTTTGTTATTACTTGCTCTGAACACTCCAATACTTGCTCAATATCCATAATCATATTTTCGTGTTCATCTTTTGTACCGCATACATTACAAACTCTTATTTCACTCATCATTCACCTCACTCTCTTTAATTAAAACTGTACGCATGATTTCTTCAACGGTATCAGAAATATTTGAAAACTGATCTTGTTTTTCTTCTGTCATAACTGCATTTCCGTCTGCATCATAAGTATAAATTGTATCAAGTGATGAATACTCTAAAATGTAGTGAGCTATCTCGCTATTCATGAATTTCCAACACTCATCTTTTAATACTGCTTTAGCCATCATTCACCTCTCTTTCAAAAATTTGTGATCTATAACCTTTGTTAATATCTTTCTTAACTCTAAGTTCTGCATTTAATCTATTGCGGTATTGGGCCACTTTAGTAAAGTTTTTTAGTACCGGCTCTTTGTCCTGTAATAGCGTTCTTACCTCATACATAATTTTCATAATTAGTCCTCAAAATCCTCAATACCTTTTACGATATTGCTACAACCTTTTCTATCGCAAGGTTGACTAAAAGATATTTCATGACTTCCATACCACCCTTGATAATTATCTTGATTATCCCAAATATTACAGTTATCAGAGCAATAGACTTTCATATCAATCGTATCACCCTTTTCATCTTCTATTATGTGTAAATGAGCCATAATTAAAACCCTCTTAATACTAATTGCTTCGGTTCTTGATTTACAACTTCATCAGCTTGCACTCGTGGTAGATTTCTAATTCGAGAATAATCTCCATCATCAACATAAATAAAACTATATTTTATGTTTTGTGCTTTTAAGTTGTTTATAAATAATGTAGCGTCAACATCTTCTTCTAGATAATAGTTTTTATTATCATGATAAGAAAAAGATGAAATTTTACGATTAGACATATTTGTTTTATTAAATATATCCTTAGATACTTTCAGCCAAGCGTGACCGCCGTCCTGGTGAAAATAAAAAATTAATTCTTTCATTTTAATATTACCTCCTTAATATAGATGCTTTAGCCCTACAACTATCTGAACAATAAATTTTAGTTTTTCTTTTCATTAACATTACTGAATTACACATAGAACATAAACCAACATTATGTTTATTTTCACTTAAACATAAAATTATAGGTTTTAAATGATGTGTATTTTTAGATACAGATAATAATGATGTTGCAATACTAGATTTATTTTTTAATTCTAGTATTTCATTCTGTTTATTATTTATTTCAGTTTGAATATCAATTAATAAATTGTTAACAAGTTTTTTAGTGTTAATAAAAGATTTGTCTTGCATTTTTAATATTACCTCTAATAGTTAAAAATCTAATATAACATACTGTCTTACATTTTGTATAGCTTTATTTTAAAAAGTATGGTTTAATTAACATAATTAATTTTTATGAGGTAATAAAAAATGGTTGATACAAATAATAAAAAAGATCTTTTTGGCTTTGAAAAGGCGTTAAATCTTGATGTACTTGATAAGTTAACGAAAGAGCAATTAAAAGAACTAGATAAAATTCTAGATAAAATTTAAGGTGGTAAAAATGGAAACAGTAAAGCAAAAATCATGTGCTGGTTTAGTAAATCAAAAGTATCAAAATTTAGAAAATGATTTAAAAGAAATTAAAGATTATTTTGATGATTTTGAGACACTTAGCGAAGGTGAACAGATAGCCAAAAGGAAAGCGTCAGAAATGTGCGGTTATGATTATCATTATCAAGATGGCTTTTACGATTATCTAAATGATGGTTATTTTTTATCATGGGATTTTGTAGAGCCATTTACTTTTGGTGATGATCAAAAAGCCGGATACTGGCGTTTACAAATATCGTATGGTGGACCTAGTTCCGAATTTAGAATTTATGCGGATAGTGAAAAGGAAATACGAAAAATTGAGTATTGGTATCTTAACTGGTTTGATGGTGCCTTTGTTGAGGTTCCGCATGATAGCGTTTCTTTTTATGTTTGTGACATGTTCTTAGAATATGAAAGATTTTAATTAATCGTTAAATGTGTGCGATTAGAGGGCGTTTTATACGCCCTTTTTTTATGGTTGAGGTAATACAAGCTGAATATTAAAAAAATAACTAATGATAATATATGCTGTTATTTGTGGGAGTTGATAGCATACGGTCCCTCATCCGCTTCCGGTCCTGGAAAAAAAGTAGGAATACAAACATAAAATAATTTATACATATAGTATAAAAAGCGTGTATAATTGACTCTTAACACATTAACGAGGTAATTTTAAATTATGAATAAAGTAGAAAAATATATAAGCACACTTGAACGCATTATTTGGTATGTAAACATATATGAGACAAATAGAGAATTTGGCGGTCATGAGGAAGGTGGATGGTATTACGATACTGGCGACCTTTTAGAGTGCAAACAATTTTGTTGGCTTGATACAAGGAACGAGGAGACTGATGAGTATGAATACAATCAATATGACCTTGCCCTTGAATATGCCGATAAAATGCAACAGAAGCTCTTACAAGCCGATCAGCTTGATTATAAGATGGGATACGGTCCAAATGACGGAGTTGACTCGAATGGCGACGGTAATGACGACTACATGCTCAAGGGTGGCAAGTGGGGTACAGGTAAATACAAAATAGAAGTTAGCGTAATTGAGGGTAAAAGCTACCCAGAAAAAGCGCCTACTTGGTATTAAGGAGAAATATTATGAAACTACAAGATAAATTTAATGAAGGTGGCGGAACAGGTAGAGCAAGATTTGAACTTGGCTACATTACAAAGGACAAGATCGGCAATATGTTCTTGGCGGTCTCTCTGATTGATCGAGGTATGCCGGGAACAAGATCAGTTGCTTTAGTTAAAGCTCTTAATCAAAACGATTGGGGGAGAGCTAAGATGGCCATAACGGCATGCGACGATTGCTATCTGGAGTTGTTGCTAGATCTTGAGCCGAGAATCGTAGACATGATCATTCACAATCTAGTAGATGAAGGCTTTGATTATGAAGCAGATCATCTTAAACAGATCGTAAATAAGATCATGCCGGAATCGTATGATTAGTTAACCACCAGGGCAAAAGAAAGGGAGTTTTTACTCCCTTTTTTATTTGTGCTGCAATCCCAGACATTCACCAAACTTATAACGCAGCTGTCGATCTAGACAGGATCCTAGCTTGTAATATAAGCTACACTTATAATAGGTTCCCTAGAGGGTCCATTTTTTAGACACAAATAGCTAGTTTTTAACCTCATACCCCCTAAATTTATCATCAATATTACATACACAACCTTGCACAAGGTTTCTCACATACAATTACCAATTTTTACACAATCCTTCCACACTAGAGTTTTTTAGTGCTACAATTATTAAAAGTTAAACGGGTGTGGCTTTCACCTCCGATATATTACCTCGAAAGCTGCACCCAATTAAGAGGTGCTTATGGAACGACAAATACAAGCAAATAAACTATAATGTACGGCGAAGCTGTAGAAGATCTTACAGGCGGAATGGCTAGAGGTTTGCAAGAAGGTGGTGACGTTAGCATGCTACCTAACGTAGCTCCAGTTCCTATGATGGCAGGGACTCCTATGGGGGGTAATTTATCTGAGCCAATGGCACCTGCACAAGCAGAGCTAGACCCAGCTGAAATGCAAGAGGCGCAGGGAGCCCTCATGCAGATTATTCAAATAATTCAGATGTTAGTAAATCAGGGTATGTCTGAAGAGGAGATCCAACAATTCCTGGCACAATACGGTATAACCGAAGAAGAGCTAGACCAAGCTGCTGCAATCTTAGGTGTCGATATAGATGCACTTATTGCAGGTGAGCAACGTATGCCTATGGCTGAGGGAGGCCTATCAACGGCAGAAATAATACCAAGAGAAGCGATGGATGCTGCAAATGCTGCAATAGGTTTTAGGCTTTTTCAAGATGATGATGGTTCAGCAAAAATTTACAGTCCTGAAGAATTAGAAAATATTATAAAAATTTTTTATGACCAATATGAATTTCAATTAAATAAAGGCAATCAATCAGCAGCCAAAGTTTTAAATGATCAAATAAATAAATTAGAGGCATTAAAAATACAAATGCAGGCATCACAAGAGCGTATGCCTATGACTCAGGGTATGTCTGCTGATTTGCAAAAATTTATGACTCAGATGACTTCTAAACCTCAAAGACAACAACAAACTATGCCAGACCCTTTAGCACCTGCACCCGTACCCAAAACATCAGATATGATGATATTCTCCATTAACTCAGATATTAACAACCTAATGCAAGAATATAATATGGCGGTTCGTAACAACGAATTTGAGCGTGCTCAAGCTATAGCAGATCAAATAGACGGTCTTCAACAACAAATCATCAATCTACAAGACAACAAAGTACCGCCTATGCCTATGCCTATGAAGGGCCTAAATATGCGTTCTGGCGGTAGCGCAACGGGAAAGTAACAAGTCAAACTTTCGGTCCTCCAGAGTCAATAGTAGAGCCAATAGATCCAACTCAACCCTTCGCAGGTGGAGAGTATGTTGATCCTAGATTTGGCGATTCTGTAATTAAAAATCTTAAAAAAGCTTTTGGATTTGCAGGCAAAGTCAAAGAATTTATTTTACCAACCCCCGATTTTAGAGATCCTTTATCATTTGTTGATTATATAGCAGGTGCAACTCCACCAGGTAAAGCAGCAAAAGTTGGTAAAACATTAAAAAAAGCAAGTGAGCGTTTGAAAGATATTAGTCTAGATGCTAATGAAATAGATAGGATTAATAATTGGGTTGAATCCACCAAAGAAATTAATGTAAAAGATAATTTTTCACGTGTTGTAAAAGATAATCCTTTAATAAAAAAACACTCTATCAAATACCTAAAAGATAACAATTTAGTTGATAAAGACAATAATGTAACTTTATACCGATATTTGAATATTGCAGAATCCAATAAATTAAGACCAGACAAAGGTTTAACAAGTACAACCTTAGATCCATTTCATGCAAAAAAAATGGCTATCCAACAATCTGAGGTTACTGGTAGCGTGTTAAAACCAGGTCAAACAGCAAGTTTTTTTGATTCTTTAGACCCATTTACGGCAGCTGGTAAATATGAAACTAAAACACTTGTTAGGCAACCTGTAGTTTTAGAATATAAGATTCCAGTAGAAAAAGTGGATGCTTACATGCCTGCTGTTTATGACAACTTAGATTATTTTAGTATGAGAAGTTGGAATAGAAGTCACGCAGAAAATACTTATTCCAACCTTATAGATGATTTAGTGAATGATGGTTATGATTATGGTAGTGCTTTAGATGAAGTAGCTGATAGCTATTCTGTTACCTCTGACTTTGATAACTTTGTATATACGGCACTTGATGAATCAGAGATTGTTGCAGATTTAACCAATATCAAACCGACTAATATGTTTGTAGATAAAAAAGCTATAGATAAAATTGGTGAATCAATTGCTAAAACAACTAAAAAGTTTGCTCGAGGCGGTCCCTCTGTTATGCCACCAAATTCAATAGCAGAGCCTATTAGCCCTACAGAAATGCGTACTGCATTCGGCGGTCCCTTGTATCAAATATTAAATCCTGGCACACAACAAATCGTAGATAACCTTGGCTTGCGTGGTCAGGGTATCGGTGGGTTAGCAGAAATGGTTTTTGGACCTGGTAAAGCTAAAGCACCAGCCACTATTGTAAAACGACTCGATAAACTAATTAAAAAATATAAACGTCAACAAAACAACTACGAAAGAGAATTAAGAAATATACCGTATGATGGACCAGTAGCAGAGAGAGCTTCACAAAAAGAATTACAACGCTTAATGAAAACTCGAACTGAGATACAAATGGTCCTGGATAGAAATAGAGGTTTTGGTTTACTTAAGTACACCAATGATGCACTATTCAGTCAGCCAAAAGTTCCGAGTAGAATGTTTATGACTGAGCCAAACATGTACAAACCTAAAGCTGAGACAACAAAAAAAATTGATAAATTAATACAACAAGGAAATGAAAAATATGCAAAAAATAGACAACTTGCAAAAATAGGTGATATAACTGGAGCAGTCGCTGCTGGTGAGCAGGGCAGCAAAATTTTTCAGAAACTAGGTTTTTTACTTGATAATGACCCTAAGAATGTACTGTATGGTGCCAATAAATATCCAGAGCTTATAGAAAACGGCAAATTTTTAGGCAAAATAATACCTACAGTGCCCAAACAACCTTTTGATCTTAATACTAAATTATCTATTTTAAATAAATATGATGCAAATAAATTTACAACTGCAGGCAAAAAAGAATTTTTAGATACTTTAATACCAAAAAGTTTATTTAAAAAAGATACACAATTTATAAATATGAACCCTGTACCTAAACGAACAAAAGATAACCCATATTTTATTTACAACCCTGATACCTATGCTTCCTATAGAATCGGTGATAAATTTGACAATGTAGAGCAAGCAATTATTAGAAATATAAGAGGCCAAAATGTTCTAGAACCAGGCATGAGATTGCAAGTTAGGAAGGGAGATCCAAAAAATATTGAAAAAACTGAGTTATTACATGAAATAATTACGGGTATGTAATAAATGACTAACCCAAATTTTTCACACCTGTCTGATTCTGAAATACGTGAAACTCTTATGTTGCAAGAACGCTTGCAACTATTACAACAGCAAAAAGATTGCCAAGGTGATTTTTTAGAGTTTGTGAATTACATGTGGCCAGAATTTATTTGTGGTCGCCATCACAAAATATTTGCGCAAAAACTCCAAGAGGTAGCAGAAGGTAAGTGCACTCGGTTAATTATTAATATGCCACCAAGACATACTAAGTCTGAATTTTGTTCTACCTATTTTCCTGCCTGGATTATGGGCAGGCAACCCAAACGTAAGATTATGCAAACTACGCATACCGGCGAACTTGCTGTTAGGTTTGGCCGTAAAGTTAGAAACATGATGGATACGGACGAATACAAACGTATCTTTGAAAATGTAAAACTGCAAGCTGATTCAAAATCAGCTGGACGTTGGGAGACTGACAAAGGTGGTGAATATTTTGCCGCTGGTGTGGGTGGTGCTATTACTGGTCGTGGTGCAGACTTACTAATAATAGATGATCCACACTCAGAACAAGATGCACTAAGTCCAACTGCTATGGATGCTTGTTGGGAATGGTACACCTCTGGACCCAGGCAGCGTTTACAACCAAAAGGTGCTATTATTTTAGTGATGACTCGTTGGAGTGCGTTAGATTTAACGGCACGTTTATTAGAGGGTCAAAAAGAAGCGACAGCAGATCAGTGGGATATTGTAGAGTTTCCCGCAATTTTTGAAGAATCAGGTAATCCATTATGGCCAGAGTTTTGGGACAAGACAGAATTAGAAAAAGTAAAAGCTTCTCTGCCAACGCAAAAGTGGAATGCGCAGTGGATGCAAACTCCTACCGCCGAAGAAGGCTCTATTATCAAGCGAGAGTGGTGGCAGCCTTGGAAAAATGAGTCGTTACCGCCAGTTAAATATATTATCCAAAGTTATGATACGGCGTTTTCCAAAAAACAAAATGCTGACTACTCAGCTATATCTACTTGGGGTGTTTTTCAACCTACACCAGATGAACCAGATTCAATTATATTGCTTGATTGCCAACGTGGTCGTTGGGATTTTCCTGAGCTCAAACGGATAGCGTACGAGGAATATAAATACTGGGATCCTGACATGACGATTATTGAATCTAAAGCCTCTGGTACGCCACTTACTCATGAGTTGCGTAGATTAGGTATACCTGTCGTTAATTACTCGCCTACTAGAGGACATGATAAATCTACTAGGATGCACTCCGTTGCTCCTATTTTTGAATCTGGCTTAGTGTGGGCACCAGAGCGTAAGTTTGCAGATGAGATGATTGAGGAGTGTGCAGCTTTCCCTTTTGGTAAAAACGATGATTTATGTGATACTATGACTCAAGCTTTGATGCGTTTTAGAGAAGGAGGGTTAGTCTCATTAAATGATGACTATTTAGAGGACAATAGACCTCCAGTTAAAAGGGTATATTATTAATGGCAATAGAAAGACAAAACAATCAGCCCGAAGTTCAACTTGAAGGAACAGAGGATATGACAGTTGCCTTAGAGGCAATAGAGGAAAGCAAGGAACCAGATTTTGAAATTCAAGAGGATGGCAGTGCTGTTTTAGTAGGTGAAGAGGAGCCTATGCAAACAGGTTTTGACAGTAACCTTGCTGAAGTAATTAGTGAAAGTGAGCTCGGCAGAATAGCTAATTCATTACGTGATGGTATAGAAAAAGACAAAGCATCTCGTGAAGATTGGGAAAAAACTTATACCGACGGCCTAAAATATTTAGGCATGAAGTTTGATCAAGAAAGATCTGAGCCTTTTGAGGGTGCTTCAGCGGTCATACATCCACTTTTAGGTGAAGCAGTCACTAATTTCCAAGCCCAAGCCTACAAAGAGCTCTTACCTGCAAACGGTCCAGTCAAAACTCAAGTCGTTGGTGCTTATGATGCTGCTCTAGAGGAGCAAGCACAACGGGTTTCTGACTTTATGAACTATCAAATTGTTCATGTGATGGAAGAATATGACGAAGAGCTTGATCAAATGTTATTTTATCTACCATTAGCCGGCTCTGCGTTTAAAAAAATCTATTATGATGAGTCATTAGGGCGTGCAGTATCTAAATTTATAGCTCCAGAGGACTTAATAGTGCCATATTTCACTACTGACCTAGAATCTTGTCCTAGAATCACAAATGTAGTAAAGATGCCAGAGAATGAAGTGGCAAAAATGCAGGCTTTGGGCTTTTATCGCAAGGTAAAAGTGTCTTATGGTGAAGATACAGCTCAATATAGCCAAGTAGAAGAGGAAATAGATGAATTATCAGGTATGGAGCCCGGTTATGATACCGGTGAGGTGTCTGTTTTGTACGAAGTTCACTGTAATTTGGAGATAGATGGTTTTGAAGATGTAGATGCACAAGGTAATATGACTGGTGTCAAGTTACCTTATATCGTCACAATTGACAGTAATAACAACAATATTCTTAGTATCTACCGTAATTACGCTGAAAATGATCCACTGCGACAAAAAATTGAATATTTTGTGCATTTTAAGTTTTTACCTGGGTTAGGATTCTACGGTTTTGGGTTGACGCACATGATAGGTGGTTTATCAAAGGCCTCAACATCAATTTTAAGACAATTAATTGATGCTGGCACCTTGGCTAACTTACCTGCTGGTTTTAAAACTCGTGGGATTAGAATTAGAGATGAAGATACGCCGATACAGCCAGGTGAGTTTAGAGATGTTGATGCTCCAGGTGGGTCGTTACGAGAATCTATCCAGCCCTTACCATTTAAAGAGCCCAGTGGCACATTACTTAGTTTACTTAATACATTAGTTACCTCTGGTCAAAGATTTGCCTCTATTGCAGAAATAAATGTTGGTCAAGGCAACCCAAATGCACCCGTAGGCACCACGCTTGCACTATTAGAGCGTTCTACTAAAGTATTATCTGCTATTCATAAAAGATTACATAATTCACAACGTAAAGAGTTTCAAATACTAGCAAATGTGTTCCAAGAATATTTACCGCCTGAGTATCCTTACGCTATAGCCGGCGGTAATAATCAAGTTAAACTATCTGATTTTGACGAAAGAGTTGATATATTCCCTGTCTCCAACCCAGATATATTTAGCCAATCGCAAAGAATAGCTATGGCGCAAGAAATGATGCAGTTGGTGCAATCTAATCCAGAAGTGCACGGCCCAACAGGTATTTATGAATCTTATAAACGTATGTATGCGGCTATTGGGGTAGATAATATCGATCAGATATTAACACCACCTCCAAGTGGTGAGCCACAACCAGTCGAGGCGGGGTTTGAGAATAATCAGCTACTGTTAGGCAATTTGGCCAAGGCGTTCCCCAATCAAAACCATGATGCCCATATTGCAACCCACATGTCGCTACTCAACACTCCGCCCGTTCAAATGAACGCCCAAGTGCAAGCCTTAATTCACTCTCATATTATGGAACATTTACAAATGAAAGCTGATGTATTAGCACAACAGCAAATGCCAGCAGAGGTATTACAACAGTTTCAACAGTTGCAAGCTCAATCGCAACAAGTGCCACCAGCTCAACAACAACAATTAGTAGTTGAAGCTAACAACATATTGGCACAGTTTTCTGCACCAATTATGTCTGAATTAATTGCAGAATATACCGCAAAAATATCAGCGCCGGAGGATGAAGATCCATTAGTTGCCATCAGAAAACAAGAACTTGCACTCAAAGGTCAAGAGTTAGCGCTTGATCAGCAACAGTTTATTGCACAAGAACAACGTAAAGCAGAGGACTCTGCAAGGCGTGCACAGATAGATCGTGAGCGTATTAGTGCAAGTGAAGACATAGCAGAAATGCGTGACGATACTGCAAGAGCAAGACTAGATCAACAAAGATTGTTTAAAAATATAGATTTACAAAATAGACAATAATTGTTGCAAAAAATAATTTAAGCCTACATAATTAACAGCATGATTAAACGTACAACAGTAAATCAACAGAAAACACCAAAAGTTTTAACCAATAAAAATGGTTATAGCAATAAAGGTACGGTCCCCTTAAAAAGCAACGCAGGTACTTTCGATACTAATACCACACCAAAACCAGGTATGGGTAAAGGTAAAGCAAGAGGTATGGGTGCTGCTGAATTTGGTGGCAAGTTTTCTGGTGTTTATTAATGTCCGAAGCTTGGCTAAGTAAAAAGTATCTTAAAGAACTGGAACTTAGAAGGGAAGATGTAAAGGACACTTTACTCGCAGGGTGTAAAGACCATGCGCAATATGAATATCTGCGGGGGCGCTACAGTTCTCTGGCCGACGCAGAAAATATATTTAGAGAGCTGCTAGGAAGGGTAATACAAAATGACATCGAAGATACAGGTACCTGAGCACATAGCTAAAGAAATCGAAGCTGAAAAAATTGCAAAACAACAAGACGAATTTCTCCAGGAAGAGAAATGCAATTTTGGTGAAAACCTAGGTGAAGAAGATAATCAAAAAATCCCTTACGTGTCACAAGAAGCACGTGTTCTTGATCCAACATTATTAGACAAATCAATTTTAGAGCGTATGCCACAACCTACGGGTTGGCGTATTTTGATACTTCCTTATGCTGGCAAAGGCGTAACAGAAGGTGGTATTCAATTAGTGCAATCACATGTAGATAGAGAAAGACTAGCTACGGTTGTTGGTTATGTTGTAAAAATGGGCCCTGACTGCTACAGCGACAAATCAAGATTTGATGAGCCTTGGTGTCAGGAAAAACAATGGGTGTTAATAGGTAGGTATGCTGGCGCACGCTTCAAACTCGGAGATGAATCAGAGTGTAGAATTATCAATGATGATGAGGTGATAGCAACTATACTAGATCCTAATGACATTCTTGCAATTTAAGGATAAATATGGAAGAAGCAACAAAACAAGAAGAAATACAAGAAGAGGTTATTGAAGAAGGCGAGATTGTTGAGCTCGAAGAAGAGGTTAGTGAAAAACCTGAAGAGTTAGCAGCAAGTGATACGGTTGAAGAAGTACAAACGGAAGAACCTGCTGAAACACAAGAACAAGAACTTACAGACTACAGCGATAAAGTTCAGAAACGAATAAATACTTTGACTCGTAAATTACGAGAGGCAGAGCGTGGTCAAGATTATGCTGCTAAGTATGCGCAAGAAATGCAACGGCAAAACCAAGTTTTGCAACAACAAGCGCAAACATTACAACAATCTACATACTCAGAATCACAAAACAGACTTACAGCACAAAAAGCGCAAGCTATAGAAGCTTTAAAACAAGCACATGAAAGCTCTGACTTTGATAAAGTTGCTAAGGCCCAAGAGGTGCTATCTCAAATAGCTGTGCAAGAAAATAATGTGACGCAAAATTTACAAGCAATTCAAGCACAACAAGAACAAGCTCAAAACCTAGCACAACAGCCACTTCAACCACAGCAACCGGGTATTCATCCAACTACAGAGGCTTGGATTAGCAACAATAGATGGTTCTTGGAAGATGAAGAAATGTATAACAGTGCTCAAGTTATTGATAGAGAGCTTGTAAGTGAAGGATTTATCGAAGGCTCTGATGAATATTTTGCTGAAGTAGATAAAAGAATTAGGATTAAACATCCTGAAAAATTTGATGACGTAGCGGTGCAACCAAAACCTCAACAAAAAGTAGCTTCGGCTAATAGGTCTGTAGGAAAAGCTGGAAAGAAACAAGTTAAGTTGTCTCCTAGCGAAGTAGCTATGGCAAAAAAATTAAACGTACCTTTGAAAGAGTACGCAAAATATGTTAAAAG